TAATGGTTCCTTAGCTCAGTTGGATAGAGCAACAGCCTTCTAAGCTGTGGGTCATAGGTTCGAATCCTATAGGGACCGCCAAAAATAAATGCATTTTCTTCTTGACAAAGTTCTCTGACTATGTTAATATTAGATATAATCAGAGAGAAAGAGGTTGTTATGGAACTGACACTAGGTACGAAGATCATCGGGAACTTTGGTGGTTACGAGCCCCTGTGGGAAGGTGAGGTTGTTGAGATGACTTTCAATGCCAACCTTGCTAACAAAGAAGTCAAGGTTCGGTGGGACAACGACTCTACTACTTGGGTGGTTGGGAATGAGATAGATGCCAATAAAGGAATTGGTTACTTCACAGAGGATGGGTTTTATGGATAAGATTGACGCACTAACAAATACCCTGTTGGGTAAGACAACTGAGAAGGTTGCTGTAATACACGCAGCCTTTGAGGATGATCCCACTACGGTTGCATTCATTGAGATGAATGCGGCTCTTCCCCTACGGAAGAAGTTGGAGATCGCATTTGTCAAGACCAACACGATTTCTGAGGCATGGTGGCGCAATGAGGGTGTCACATATATCGGCACCGCTCCCACATGTCGCAGCACAAGTGTTGGTGATATGGTACTTGTCGGCAAAGATAAGTATGTATGTGATGTGTTCGGTTGGAAGACCCTTGAAGGAGAAATTGTGAAATGATAAAAGCAATATTAATTGTTGCATCATTAAATGGTGGTGGAGATTATGTGGCAAAAATGCCTGACATGCAGACTTGTTTGGATGTCAGGATGCTCATAACGGAGCAGGACTCCACATTAAAAACCTTGTGTATTCCCAGAGAAGACGATACTGTTAATTTAAAGACGCTCTTTAATGAGTTTACCAGCATGGTTAGAGAAATGAAGGAGATAGAAACTGATCATGAAGATATTAACAAATGATGAATATATCAAAGATGATCCAATAAGGCCCTCATTATCGTTTGAGTGGCGTAAGAGTGTGGGCGAGATGTATTATATTGGTGAAGAGGACAATCCAAGTGCTATAGTGTGTGTTGCAATGACGACACATATTCCTGAAGACACAAGAGACATTGCGTTGTCTAAACGAGGATCATTTGCTATACCTTACACTGTATGGAGTTATAAACCCAGAGCAGGTAGACGAATAATTATGGACTTGAGAGATTTGGCTATTCATAGTGGTTGGGAACGTCTTGTAACTATGTCACCAAAGACAGATATGGCGCACAAATTTCATATACAAAATGGTGCATTTTTGATTAAAGAAAATGAAACAACTCGGAATTACGAATACTCTCTAGATTGAGGCATTAGATTTCTTAAAAACTATGAAATATGAATTGACAAATTATAATCCGTATGATATACTGTGTATATAATGAAAAAATCGTAGGATAATAAATGCAGACAATTGAGAGAACGACTCTATCAGAGCTGGTAGGCAATGAACAGTATGCGAGAAAAGTGCTTCCCTTTATACGAGGGGAGTACTTTGGTGATCGTACTGAGCGTATTGTATTTGAAGAGATACAGAAGTTTGTAGAGAAGTACAATGCCCTTCCTACTAAGTCAACGCTTGAGATAGAGATTGACACTCGGCGAGACTTGAATGAAACTGACATCAAGCGTGTATTAACTGTGGTTAAAGAACTGGAGAATGACAAAGACGTGAACTTTGATTGGTTAGTAGAAACCACTGAGAAGTTCTGCAAAGATAAGGCGGTGTACAATGCGATTGTTGAAGGTATATCGATCATTGATGGTAAGGATAAAGAACGAGGCCCGGATGCTATACCAAGCATTCTTACAGATGCCTTGGCTGTGGGGTTTGATAATAGTGTGGGGCATGATTATCTGCTGGATGCAGATGCTCGATTTGAATACTACCATACAGTAGAGGAGAAGATTCCTTTTGATCTGGAATTCTTCAATCGTATCACCAAGGGTGGATTACCACCCAAGTCATTGAACATTGCTCTTGCAGGCACTGGTGTTGGTAAGTCCCTGTTCATGTGTCATATGGCTGCCAATTGTATGAACCAAGGTAAGAACGTCCTTTACATCACTCTAGAGATGGCTGAGGAACGCATTGCTGAACGCATTGATGCAAACCTTATGAATGTAACTATGGAAGATTTGCACAATCTACCCAAGACGATGTATGACAGCAAGATCGAAAAGATCATTCGAGAGACAAACGGACAGTTGGTCATCAAGGAATATCCTACTGCATCCGCACATGCCGCACATTTCCGAGGGTTGCTCAAGGAACTGGCAATCAAGAAGAGTTTCAAGCCGGATATAATCTTCATCGATTATCTGAATATCTGTGCATCATCACGATTCAAGGGAGCAGCCAATGTCAATTCGTATATGTATATTAAGTCGATTGCAGAAGAACTTAGAGGACTCGCAGTTGAAACTAACGTCCCAATTATGTCTGCAACACAAACGACTCGCTCGGGGTTCAGCAATTCCGATGTGGGCCTCGAAGATACCAGTGAGAGTTTCGGTTTGCCAGCTACGGCTGATCTCATGTTTGCACTCATTACTAACGAGGAACTTGATGCGGTAAATCAAATCGCAGTCAAACAGTTGAAGAATCGATATAACGATGTTAATGTTAATAAACGATTTGTCATTGGTATTGACCGTGCAAGAATGCGATTGATGAACTTAGATGAAAATGAACAGAAAGGTCTATCCGATTCGCACCAAACAGAAGAGGTAGATGATTTTGAAGAGCCCACATTTGACAAGACAGGGTTCGGAGAAGGATGGCAAGTATGAAAAGAATACATGAAGACCAATATGCATTCATTGTAAAGGAAGGCTATGATCATCCGGCGGTGGTAATGCTAGAGGGTGAATATAAGAATGTAGCATGGGGATATACGTCTGTGAATATTCCAACAGTGAATGATTCAAAAGACAATGCAAAACTGCAATGGGAATTTGAAATCATTGACAGTGCAGGAAGAGAATGGAATGAGTTTAAAAACCAAACATTCGTAGACCTCATGGGTGATATTCTGTCTGACCAGATTGATGAACAACTAGAGGCAGGTACTCTGAAGTTTGGTAATGGAGATGGTTAACGAATATAACAGTCTCAAGGAGATAGAGCGTGATCTTAAAGCCTGGTTTCAATATAAAGATTATCTCGTACAAAATCAAAGACAATTCAGTACTAAGTATTGGGAATGGGCCATAGCGGAGAGTGACAGAAAGATTCAGTATCTTCATACAGCTCGTGATCAACGAATAAATGCAGGTCAACTATAAATAATAACGTCAAAGGAGTAAACATAATGCCCAAAGCAAAATACTCTCCATGTATTAAAGTGTGTAAGCATGACGATGAAGGATACTGTCTTGGATGCTTACGCACAGTAGATGAAGTTCGTGGTTGGCGTAATAGAACAGAAGAAGAGCAACTCGCCGGCATAGAGATGCTAAAAGAAAGAAAAGAAACACGATGGATTGCTTTCGACAATGGATGCTAAAAGGATGTAGTAATGGGTAAGAGAAGTTCTTTTGAGAGAGTAGAGAGAGACTTCTATCCTACTCCTTGGCGTGCCGTAGAACCTCTTGTTTCACATTTACCAAAGAAGTTTGCTTTTGCAGAACCTTGTGGTGGTGATGGTGCATTAGTAAATCATATTGAAACTTTAATTGATGGTGCTTGGTGTTCTTGGGTTTCAGATATTGAACCACAGAAAAAAGGTATTCATACTAAACACTTTAGAGATTTGAGTGAACATGAGTTTTTAGAAGCTGATTATATTATTACAAATCCACCTTGGGATAGAAAACTTCTACATCCTATGATTGAATACTTTACTGCATTTAGACCAACATGGTTACTATTTGATGCTGACTGGATGCACACTAAACAATCCGCTTCCTTTATGCATAGATTACACAAGATTGTAAGTATAGGAAGAGTTAAGTGGATTGAGAATAGTAAGTCAACAGGCAAAGACAATTGTTGCTGGTATCTGTTTGACGCAAAGTATGATGGAGAGACAAAGTTTTATGGAAGACGAAAGGAACTATAGATGACCCCATTTGTTTTTAAAACTATGAAAGAAGAGGATTGTAAAATATATTCAGATGAATTATTTACATTTCATGCTAAAAATAAAACAAAACATGATAATAGATGCCCAGGAAGTGATGCGCTATATGGCGCACCAAAACACAAAGAAATACACGAAGAACTTGCCCTGAAATTATCATCTGTCATTAATATTAGACTTGCGCCAACTTTTGTTTATTCAAGAATATATCGGCCAGGAGAAATATTATATCCTCATACTGATAGAGCAGAATGTGAGTACACCGCCTCTCTTACATTAGACTATAGTGATAATAACAGCTGGGAAATATTCGTGAAAGATTATGAAAATAATGTGATGTGTTTTACTCCCAATAAAGGAGACTCAGTTGTATTCAAAGGTAATACGATGTCACACTGGCGTGGACCATTTAAAGGCAAATGGCAAACACAGTCAATATTTTCTTTTATAGACCTTGATGGTGATCGATCTCATCTCGCCAATGATCCCAAAAACAATCACGTTGTTACTGAATAAGAGGAAGTAATGTCGGTATATAAGTGATGCGGAAACCCTCTCCCAAATAGACCCATAAATACCCATATTTTCCCATATATTAAAAAGGTTAAAATAAACGTATTATCGTGATGTGCAGAGGGGGTTAAAGTCTCCAGTCTATCAGTTTAAATGCCGAGCACTACTGGAACATATAACGCAGGTATCGGTTACCAATCAGGAAGAAACCCTCTGTGTGACGCTCTGTACTCCCTGATGCCCCCTTACAATGCACATTATAGTCATTACTAAGTGCCACATAACACTTACATTGATACAGCTCTCATATATCTCCCCCCATTGGATATCAGGCAGGGTAATGCATTACAACTGGTACGCATAACACCTCTATAGGTAATCAAATTAATTTAAAATAGTTACAGAAAAGACTTGACAATGCCTTGACA